CAAAACTCGTAAGGTCTAGAACATACAGACCTAAAGTGATACAATCAGATAAGTTGTACAACCGTAAAAGGGAGAGAAAAAACACTCTCAATGCGGCCGCTAAAAAATATGAGTGATAGAGAACAGATAAATAAAGACAAAGTTATTAGGTATGTTCAAAAAAAATCTGAAGATACTAAACTTATGTCTATGTTTAAACTTCTAAGAAGCGAAGTAGATATTAACGGAACTGGTACACATAAGTATAGATTAAAAGAAGGTAAAAACAAAGGTAAAGTATTATGACAAAACTATGTCCAAGAGGTAAAGCAGCGGCAAAAAGAAAATTTAAGGTGTACCCTAGCGCTTATGCTAATGCCTATGCATCTAAAATATGTGCAGGAAAAATTAAAGATCCATCTGGGGTAAGAAAAAAAGATTTTAAAGGACCTAAACCTGCAAAACTTGGTGCGATGATGAAATACGCAAAAGGCGATCAGGTAAAAGTAAACAAAGTAATTAAGGGTTTGAAAAAAGCATCTAAGTTACATGCTTCTCAAGCTAAAACTTTAAGCACAGTAAAAGCAAGTGAAGGTAAGTACATGGGTTCTTACATTAAGAGTGAAGTAGGCGGAAAGAAAATTTCTAATAAGTCTTACGAGTCTTATTACAAAGGAATGATCTAATGTCTAAAAGAGGCACATGCTGGGTTGGTTACGAACAAAAAGGCATGAAGAAAAAAGGAAATAAAATGGTCCCAAATTGTGTACCTGCAGGAATGAAAAGTGGTGGACTTAAAGAATGGTTCAGACAAGACTGGGTAGATATTGGATCAAAGAAAAAAGGTGGAGGCTTTAAAAAATGTGGAAGAAAATCTGCAAGTGGATCAAAAAGAAAATATCCAAAGTGCGTCCCTGCTGCCAAAGCAGCAAGCATGACAGACTCTCAGAGACGGAGTGCCGTTGCAAGAAAAAGAAGTAAAGCACAAGGTGTAGGTGGTAAACCTACAAATGTTAAAACTATTTTAAAAAGAGACATTGGTGGTGATGTAAAAAAACCGCGAATAAATAAAGGAAAATTTAAAGTAAATTTATTTACTTTTGACATGCCTAAAACAGAATATGGAGATAATATAATAACTGCAGTAGAAGACACTAAAGTCGACATAGATCCAAACTTAAATTATAATAAAATTTATAAAAACAATGTGGAGTTAGATATAGGTATATCTTCTAAAGGCAAAGGCGGATTTAAAATAAGGAAAAGGTTTTAATTATGGCAACATCAGGTTCAACATCATTTGATTTAAATATTGACGAGATTATAGACGAAGGCTATGAGAGATGTGGCCTAAGACCAATGGCTGGTTATGATTTGAAAACTGCTAGAAGGTCTTTAAATTTATTATTTGCTGATTGGGGTAACAGAGGTGTGCACCTTTGGAAAGTTCAATTAAATGAACAAGCCTTAACAGCAGGAACAGCTACTTACACTGTTGCCTCAAATGTAAACGATGTTTTGGAAGCTTACATATCAACTACGGCTGCAGCTGGTGATAATGCTAACACACAAGATGTGGCTCTTACAAAAATAGATAGATCTGCATATTCAGCTTTACCAAATAAATTAGCTACGGGTCAGCCATCTCAGTATTATGTCGATAGACAAACGACACCTAAAATAAGTTTATATGTTGCACCTGATGCTTCAACTTACACAACTTTAAAATTTTATACTATTAACAGAATTGAAGATGCTACAGCTTATAACGATCAACAAGCAGATGTAGCTTACAGATTTTTACCTTGTATGTGTGCGGGTCTTGCTTATTACTTATCTATGAAAAAAGCACCTGACAGAATACAAGCTATGAAATTAATTTATGAAGATGAACTAAAAAGGGCTTTGGAAGAAGATGGACAGAGAACATCATTATATGTGACTCCACAATCGTACTTTCCAAATTTAACATAATGGCTAAATACGCAAACGGAATAAGATCAAAAGCAATATCAGATAGAAGTGGTCAAGCATTTCCATATCAAGAAATGGTTACAGAATGGAATGGATCTTTTGTTCATATATCTGAATTTGAAGAAAAACATCCTCAAATAAGAAGAAAAAGAAATGTTGCTGATGCTATAGCTTTACAAAAAGTAAGACCAATGAGATTTCAACAACCTAAAACTGTGGCTTCTAACGATGTTACATTAGCTGATTCGGGAGGCACTTCTGTAGGAGTTGCTAATTTAACTTTACCTGGAGACTTTGCTTTTGAGACTTTTGAAACAGAAGTTACTAGCAATGGGATAACAACATCCTTACAAACTATGCAACCAAGAGATCCTTCTTTACAGAATAGAAGAAGAGAAGCTTCAGCTCGAGTAGGATCTGTAACAGTGAGTATATCATAATGGCAATAACATATTCAGCATTTTTAACTCAAGTAAGAAACTACACAGAAGTAGATAGTAATGTATTAAGTGATACTCTCTTAGATCAGTTTATAAGAAATACAGAATTAGATATAGCTGGTCAAGTTGATTACGATGATTTGAGAAAATATGCAAACTCTCAAACAACAAGCGGAAACAGGTATGTTTCTATGCCTGCTGATGCATTAACATTAAGATCTGTTCAAATTATTAGTTCTAATGTAAGGGATTTTTTAGAAAAAAGAGATACTAGTTTTATATCTGAATTTTCACCAAACGATACAGTAACAGGAACACCAAAATATTATGCTAACTGGGACGAAACAAATATATTACTAGCACCAACTCCTAATGCAGCTTTTGATATACAAATTAACTACATCAAAGACCCACCACATTTTGATAGCTCTACAAATACATATCTATCCCAGCATCATGAGGCGATGCTCTTATATGGAGTATTGAAAGAAGCTTTTTCATTTTTAAAAGGACCTGAAGATCTATACAAATTGTATTCTGACAGGTATAATCAAAGCATACAAGCTTTTGGTCTACAACAAATGGGTAGACGAAGAAGAGGAGAATACGACAGTGGAGTTCCTCGAATTAAAATACCTTCACCGTCACCATAAATTTAAGGAGATAAAATGGCAATAACAACTAACGCAATATGTAATTCTTTTAAAAAAGAATTATTAGAAGCGACTCATAATTTTAGTAACCCAGGTGGTAACAGTTTCAAACTAGCTTTGTACGGAACACCTGCTACGCTAGGAAAATCAACGACATCTTTTACAACTGGAGGACAAGTAACTTCACCGTCAGGTGGATACTCTTCAGGTGGTAAAGCACTTGTAAACACAGGAACATCTTTAGCAACTAACACAGCTATCACAGATTTTTCTGATTTATCATTTGTTGGTGTAACAATCACAGCAAGAGGTGCTTTGATTTACAACGACACTAACAGTGATAAAGCTGTAGCTGTATTAGATTTTGGCGGTGAGAAAACTGCATCTGCAGGAACTTTTACAATTCAGTTTCCAGCATTTACAACGAGCGCAGCAATATTGAGAATCGCATAATTTAGGAGGGAGCCGATGCTATGGCAGAATTAACTTATACAGTTACCGTAGCATCGGGTAGCCTCTACGGTGGAGGCGCTGGCAATGTCTATTATTTAGATGGTGCTAGAAATTCAACAGGTCCAGGAACAGTATCATGGGTCAACGGTGGAACTCTACGATTTGAACAAAGCGATGCATCAAACGATGGGCATCCTTTAATTTTTTCTACAACAACAAGCAGAGATCAATACCTCACATCTGGGGTAACTTATTATTTAGATGGTGCCTCTAACTATGCTGATTATGTAAATTCCACAACATTCGATGCAGCTACAACTAGATATGTTGAGGTAACTCCATCCTCAGAAACGGATTTTTTCTACTTGTGTTATTACCATGGTATCGGCATGGGAGGTATTTTTGATATTACTCAAAAAACTTGGGGCGCACAAAGTTGGGGTACAGGAGTTTGGAGTGATCAATCCTCGACAGCTGCTGCTGTTACAGGATCAGCATTAACCTTATCACAAGGAGATGCTCAAGGTGTTTCTGTTAATGGATGGGGTAGAGCTGAGTGGGGTTCAGGAGCTTGGGGTATAACTGGATCTGTTTTAGCAGAAGGTCAATCTTTATCTTCAAGTTTAGGAACAATAACTGTAGATGCTAAAGTTGAAATCGGTTGGGGCCGAGGTGGTTGGGGTAACAGAGCTTGGGGAGAAACATATTCTGTTTTACCAGCAGGACAACAAGCAACTTTATCACAAGGTAATGTATCACCAATAGTTGATCACACTGTTCAAGTTTCTGGATTAGATTTATTAACAATTACACAAGGTGTAAATTCAATTCAAATCGATGGTAATGTCACTGTGTTTGTTGGTGAAGACGCTCTACAAACTTCATTAGGAACACTATCAAGCGTTACTGGAGATGGATTTACAGGTGTTGTATCAGGTCAATCTGTAACCTCTTCAGTAGGTCAAGTTCTTCCTGCACCTAAAATTGCAGTAGATGTAACTGGTATTTCAATGTCCTTAACTTTGGGATCAATCACATTAGTTCAAACCACTGTTGAGAGTGTTACAACAGCAGGCTTATTAACTGGATCGATAGGATCTGTTACTCCGATATCAGGTTATGATGTAACAGGACAAGCTTTAGCTAGCTCACTTGGTTCAGTAACAGTAAATGGTGCTGCAAATATTACTGTTTCTGGTATAGGGTTGACAGCAAATATTGGCTCGGTTAATGTAACCGCATGGAGCGAGATCGACCCTGGTGTAAATAATGTTTGGACTGAGGTTGATAGAGCAGCTTAATTTTGTTAAACTAGGAGATATATGGCATCAAGTTATTCTACAGATCTAAAACTCGAATTGATGGTAACTGGCGAAAACGCTGGTACATGGGGTGATAAAACTAATACTAACTTAAATTTAGTCCAACAAGCTATCGCAGGTTTTGAACAAGTTACACTATCAAGTGGTGGAACTTTAGCGTTAGTAATGTCTAACGCTTCTTTATCAAACGCAAGAAACATGGTGATTAAATTTGCAACTGCATCAATTGCAGCAAGCACAATTTGTACAATACCTGACAGTATTGAAAAATTTTATATCTTTGATTGCACAGGTTTAACAAACCCATCTAATTTAACAATTAAAACAGCTTCAGGAACAGGTTTCTCACCTGACAGAGCGGCAATCTTTGCAGCCTACGCTGATGGAACAAACCTTAAAGAAATATCTTTAGATACTCTAGGTGGAACTATTGGAACACTTCAAGTAGCAGACAACACTATTACTGCAGCTAAGATTTCAAGTAACGCAGTAACGACTGCAAAAATATTACAATCAAATGTTACAACTACTAAACTTGCAGCAAATGCAATTACAACTAATCAAATTACACAGTCAAATGTAACACTAAACAAAATGGCTCCTAACTCTGTAGGACCAGCGCAATTACAATCAACAGCGGTAACAGCGGGATCTTACACAACAGCTAACATTACAGTTGATGAAGATGGAAGATTGACTGCAGCAGCGACAGGAGCTGCAGGTTCAAATGACATGGTTAGAACTTTTTTTGCTGAAGGACCAAGCAGTGACACTTACGCTGCACAACCAGGCACAACTAAAATTATGGTTTATATGTGTGGTGGAGCTGGTGGCGGTGGAACTGGACCAGGATCATATGCAAAAGGACCAGGAGGAAATGGTGGAATCGGAGTGTTTAGTGCTCCAATAACTTCTCCAGCACCTTCACCTTTTACTGCACCTTATTCAATGGGAGCAGGCGGTGGCGGTCAAGGTAATCAATCAATGGTTTATTCAGGACAAGCAGGATCAGATTCTACATTTGGCAACCCAGCAACGATGACTTGTACTGGAGGCGGAGGTGCTTCTTCTGTTCCAGCACCCAATCAACCCCCTAGTAACCAACAAGGTTATTCAAGAGGTGGAACTGGTGGCACTGCAAGTGGTCCAGCATTGTTATTAAATTTATCACAACCAACTGGATTTCCAGGAAACTTAGAAAACAGAACAAATGCAGCTGTAGCTCCATTCAAAGCTCTTTTCGTAGCTGACCCTAATGCTCCATCAAATTCAAATGAGTTTGGTGTTTATGGAGTGGGTGGTAATCAGTCAGGTCCAAATATGTCTGACAACGATGGTCGTCCAGGTGCAATTTTAATATTTGAGGATAAATTAAGCTAATGGCTTTTATATATTTTAACATAAATAGACTACCTTGTATGGGTGTTAGAAACGAAAACGATCTTAAGTTACATAGAGGAGATTTTGATTTTATCAAAGCTGACGGTAGATTAAAAACTGTAAGTGATGATGATTTTAATAGTTTTATTTGTGGAGAAAAACTTGCAAGTTTAGATGGAGATAATGTTGTTTTAAGTGATAAACTACTACATCCTGAGACTGCAGCGACTGATGGTGAAAACTTAACATCTGAAATGTTTGAAAACGACAAAAATGATTATATTAAAAAGCTTAATAAATTTTTAGCTCACCACGGTGCTAAACTAAGCAGACCTGAGTTTTCTGATTTAAACACAAGATTAGAAGCCTTTAAAACAGCGTTAGAAAATGTCGATTCATCTTCTATCTCTTTCCCACTTAATGTGAATTTTGAAAGATATTGGATTGATAATGAATCTGTTGAAGGTTTTGATAAAAGTTTTATTCTTTAAAGTTTACTTTTACAACATTTTTCTATAAATATTCCTTATGTCTTTAGAAAAATATATCAAAGTATATCCAGCAATACCTGATCCAAAAACTATTGGTAAGTTTATACAATATTTAAATAAAACTTTTAAAGACAAAAAATTTGTTTCAGGGGGCATAGCTGGTGGTCATAAAAAACAAGATATTGTAGATAAAAAAGTTAGAGATGTTGAAATTTTAGGTTTAGATCCATTAAATGATTCTTTAAGTAATGTGCATTGGTATAATTATATAAACTATCTAATTGTTCAACAAATGTCTAATTATATAAGAGAGTTTCCAGATATTCGTGAAGCAGGCATTATGGATATGCAAGCTTTAAGATATGGAATAGGAGGTCATTATAAATTTCATGTTGATGATGGTCCAACATTCAATAGAAAATATAGTTGTATTTTAATGCTTAACAATGATTTTGAAGGTGGAAATCTATGCTTCAACTTAGATGGAAAGATTATAAAAATGGAGACTAAACCAGGACATGTAGTTATTTGGCCAAGTAATTTCATGTTCCCTCATGCAGTTGAGCCATTGACTAAAGGAGTGAGATATTCAGTAGTATCATGGATGCGTTAATTAACGGATATAAACACATTAAAAATTTTCTTACAAAAGAGGAAATAGATTTGTTAACCCATTATACAAGATTAAAACACAGAACTAATTATACTAGTTTTGATACCGAGCAAAGTGATCAAGGTGATACTATGTTTTATGGTGATCCTGTAACTGATTCATTATTGATTACTAAAAAAGATTTAATGGAAAAAGAAACAAATTTAAAATTACTTCCTACTTATACCTTTTGGAGAATGTATACCTATGGTGCAGATTTAAAAAAACATAAAGATAGACCATCATGTGAATATAGTGTAACTGTTAAAATAAATTCTGATGGTATTAAATGGCCTATTTACATGGAGGGTGCAGAAATAGAGTTAGAAAATGGAGACGCTGTTATTTATAAAGGATGTGATTTAGCACATTGGAGAAATAACTTTGAAGGTGATTGGCACGCACAAGTCTTCTTACATTATGTAAATGCAGACGGCCCTCATAAAGAATGGTACAAAGATAAAAGAATATTATTAGGAACAACAAAGGGTTAAATGAAAATAGAACAAGATAATAAAACAGGTGGAGCAGATATAGTATTTACTTGGAGAGAAGTATGGATAATTATTAAATACAGAAGATTAAGATTTGACCAAGCAAGTTTTAAATCGTTTAGTGGCAAACTTTTAAAATGTATAATGGATTGGAATTTAAACTTTGATGTTCCACTTATCAAACAAGTAGAAGAAAAAGATATTGTAGGTCCAGATGCTAAAACAAATAAATAAAATTATACAAAAAAAGATAGAACGAGAAATGTTTCTTCATGAGGTAACTCTAGATGTTGACTCAGATTATTTCATACAAGAAATAGAAAAAAAATTAGCAGAGAAAAACTTAAGTTATAGAACTAATGTAGAAGGCAAAATGACTACATGGAATGCATTTGTAGATAACCCTAATTTTATACAAGTGCTTAAATCTGGATTAGATGCTCTAACAAACCATATAGAATACGAGCATGTATATTTAGCAGATGCTTGGGGTATAAAGATTGATAAAAATGATTACACAAAACTACATGATCATGGATCGTCTATGTATTCAGGTATATTGTATTTAAACGATGTAGATCAAAAATTAGTATTTCCTGAGTTAAATATGAGTATAACTCCTAGAAAAGGAACTTTTATAAGTTTTTCAGCATGGTTAAAACATAAGGCAGATCCGAATCAAGGGGAAACTAAATATGCAATACCTTTTAATCTTAACTCCGCACAGCACAAATCTTTCAAGCCTGATTAGAATTTTCAAGATATTTAAAACTGTTATATAAAATGATATAATGCATCATGGCTTTAGCAAAAGTAAATATAGCACCAGGGTTTGATAAACAATCCACACCTTCAGACGCAGAAGGTCGTTGGGTAGATGGTGACAATGTAAGGTTTAGATATGGCGAGCCTGAAAAAATAGGTGGTTGGGAAGCTTTAGTAGACGATAAAATAGTTGGTGCTGCTAGAGGACAACATGTTTGGGCAGATACCGATGGTAAAAGATATGCTGCAATAGGTACTGACAAAGTTTTAGTTATTTATTATGAAGGTGCTTTTTACGATGTAACTCCTTTAGAGACAGATAATTTCCAAACGGGTGCAAGTATAACAACGGCCAACGGACAAACAACAGTCACTATAAATACAACGGGCGCACATAATTTAGAAGTAGGAGAAATTACAACTTTTGCAAACGCTGGATCTTTTACTACGGCTGACACAGTTTATACAGCAACAGATTTTGACAACAAACTTTTTGAAGTACAATCTGTTCCTACTACAAACACTTTTACAATTACAATGCCCACACTTGAATCAAAATCAGGTGTAACTACAGACGGAACTTTAGATGTAAATCCCTATGAACCTGTAGGACCATTAAATCAAACTTATGGATACGGGTGGGGCACATACCTTTTTGGAGGACGATCAATTGCAGCTACCACAACAACAATTAACAATGGTGGTAATATGCTTGTTGGTGCATCTTCAGTGGTTCTCACAAGCACAGCAAACCTACCTTTGACTAACGGTAAATTAAGAATTGGTTCTGAAGATATGAGCTACACAACCAACACCACAGGGACAAACACAATCAGTGGGATAACTAGAGGCATAAACGGAACGACAGCAGCGGAGCACACTAACGGGGCAACTGTGACTGACATTACAGATTTTGTAGGTTGGGGTGACGCTTCTGCATCAAGCACGGTAACAATTGAGCCTGCCAACTGGTCTTTTGATAATTTTGGAAGTATTTTAATTGCTACAATACACAACGGAAAAACATTTACTTGGAACCCTGCATCAGGCAATGCATTAAATACGAGAGCAACCATAGGCACAGGTATGCCAACAAGATCTGTAATGACAATAGTATCAGACAGAGACAGGCATTTATTTCATTTAGGAACTGAAACGACTATTGGTACTCCGTCAACGCAAGATAAAATGTTTATTAGGTTTTCTGATCAAGAAAGCACAAGTGATTATGCACCAACATCAACGAACACCGCAGGAACATTTAGGTTAGATGACGGAACTAGAATCATGGGAGCTTTCAAAGGTAAAGATTATATTTTAGTTTTAACCGATACTGCTGCATACGAAATGCAATTTGTTGGACCTCCATTTACATTCTCTATTCGTAAGGTTGGTTCTAATAATGGATTGTTAGGAAATCATGCAGGAGTGTTTGCAAATGGTGCAGTTTATTGGATGGGTAAAACAGGAGGCTTTTATGTTTATGATGGTACTGTCAAATCACTTCCGTGTTTAGTAGAAGATTTTGTATTTACTACAGATGGTAACAATCCTGGTATAAACTATCCCTCAGGTCAAATAGTTTTTGGTGGTATTAATGAATTATATTCTGAAATAAATTGGTTTTATCCTTCATCTGGTTCTAATGTCATAGATAAAGTAGTTACTTATAACTTTGCTGAAAATGTTTGGACTACAGGAACATTGGACAGAACAACATGGATAGGTTCTACCGTATATGAAAAACCTTACGCGACAGATTATAATTCTGGAGATACGCCAACATTCCCAGTTGTAAGTGGTATTTCAAATGGAGCGTCTATTTATTATGCTCATGAGGTAGGCGTAAATCAAGCAAATGCAGATGGCACTGAAACTGCAATTACCTCTTTTATTAAATCAGGAGAGTTTGATTTAAATGGTAATGCTGGAGTTCCAGGTGATGGAGAATTTTTGATGAGTATAAGTAGATTTTTACCTGACTTTAAAAGAATTGCAGGTAACGCAAAAGTAACTATATTTGTAAATTCATTTCCACAAGGTTCCACAGCAGCTTCAAGTCCCTTAGGACCTTTTACAGTAAGTAGTACAACAACTAAAATTAACACAAGAGCTAGGGCAAGACTGGCAGCTGTACAAATAGAAAATGAAAGTCTTAATGAAAGTTGGAGATACGGCACATTTAGATTCGATGTAAGAATAGATGGTAGAAGATAATGGCAAAAATTATTATTCAAATACCTGAGCCTAAAGAAAAATATACGCAAGAGGATCAAAGACAAATTTTACAAGCATTACGAACGCTTCAAACTCAGTTGAACTTCTCTTATGAGAATGATATAAAAAATGAAGCAGATGCATTTAATTATTTTTTATCATGACAATACAATATAAAAACCAAGGAATTAACTTAGATAGTACAGGAACAACATCTGTATTATCTTGCCCAACAAGTGCAACTTTTATTATAAAACAAATACAAGTAGATAACTCTAGTGGTAGCCCAGTAAGTTTATCTGTGCAAGTTACAGACACTTCAGCTTCGGCTACTTTTTCTATTTCTAGAAAAGCCATAGCAGCAAATACTGTATCTAATATTATAACTCAAACCTTAGTTCTTGAAGGCGGTGATGTCTTAAAAATGACAGCAGGCACTGCGGATGAAATACAGGGAATTATATCCTACGCACAAATCGACAGATCGCAGGAGAATGGCTAAACAAATTATATTTAGTGATTCTATTTCTATTACTGAAATCAAAAACTCTAAATTAGATAATTGGATTGAAACAACTTTACAAAAAAGTAAACAGAATGATGATGGCGTTGTGGTATCTAATGTTGGTGGTTATCAAACAAAACCTTTTCTTACTAAAGAAATCACTGAGTTACTTGGTGGCCCTGCAGCTATAGCAATCAAGGATTTTACAGATACACATTTTAAATTTGAAATGTCTAATGTGTGGATTAACGAAAATTACAAGTATTCATATAACAATTGTCATTTCCATGGAGGCTGTCATTATTCAGGAGTTTATTATTATAAAGTTCCAAAAGACAGTGGACAATTAGAATTTCACAGGACAGATGCTACAGCTTTTTTAAATTTGTATGACTTTTACAAAACTCCTGATACAAGTTCTGTATTTAGAATTAATCCTCTTCCTGGTATGTTAGTTGTTTTTCCAGCATCTTTCTCTCATTCTGTAAGACAAAATATGTCTGAAGAGCCAAGGGTATCAGTTGCTTTTAACTTCAAAATAATAGATCCTGATAAGTAATGGCAAAAAAGAAACCACTATACGGAGTAAACAATTATCATAAGCGTACACCTAAGAAACGCCCAGGTGTGCATACAAAAAGATTAAATAAAAGAAAACCACATCGTAAGAAATATCGTGGACAAGGCCGATAAATTATTATAAACAAATCACATGACCATTTACCATAAAATAAAGTGTGAAACCAAAACAATTTACAGAAGTTTAAAGACTGGAGAACGATACGAAACTGAGGAAGCTTTTTTAAAAGAACATCCAAAAGAAGATTTAGCTACTGATGTTGAAGTACAAGTGCCTGACTTACCTTTATTTAGTAAAACAAAAAAATGACACCTTATATAGATATTCGTTTTAATATCTTTACAGAGGATGAAATTAATAAAATGTTAATGGGGTTTCATCTTCATGAAGAAAAGTTAGTTAAATATAGAGATACATTTGTACTCTCACTCAAAGGAGAGAACTACAGTTGGTATAATAAGAAATATGAACCGTTCATACACAATAATGTGATTGATTGGATTCAAATAGTACGATGGCCAGAAGGATCCAAACAACAAATACACATTGATGATCGTAGTGAAAATACCACAATAGCTTCTATAACATTTTTGAATGACAACTTTAATGGCGGTGAAACATTTTTTGGTGATGGCACAATTGTTAAACCACGAAAAAATAAAACAATTTTTTTTACTGGCTCAGAGTTAATACATGGTGTTAAAAAAGTCACTGATGGGGATAGATACACTATTGCAACTTGGTATAAAAAAAAGTAAAAGAATACTATGGAACCTTTAGGCGGAACAGAATTACAACTTAATTTTCTACAAGAATATGTATCAAAAGAGTTATTAGATAAATTTCAGATATGCACATCAGTCCCAGGCAAAGTGCCTTTGGCAAAAGATAAAATAAATATCCTTTGGCAAAAGATGGCTCCTGATCAACCACATT